GCTCTATTGCCAGTATATGTTCCAGATGGTATTCCTGGAGTATTCATTATGTTTTTCATATCTTCATCAGGACCAAAATCATCAATTTCTTTTAAACGTTTCTTACCCTCAGCAGTTGTCATGTCTAAAACCTCAGCTTCAACTTCTGGCTTAGTCTCTATGATAGGTCTAGCAAATTCTCTAGCGTAAGCTTCATTTAACCCTAGTTGTACAATTTTTCTATCAAAAATAACTTCTGGAGAGTTTTGTCTATTAACAGCTACTTGAGCACCAACGTAGTTTCCAATAATTTCAGATCCATTTTTCTTATAATCATTAACTGGATCTTTCATGCCATAGGGATTATTATCCCATAAGTTTTTAATTTGACTTTGTATTGGATCTAAAGAATTACCATCTTTATCTTTTACTTCATTGTAAACAGCTAAGGTTTGATCTAAGACTTGTGGATATATACTTGTAGAATAATCTTGGTTATTTAATACAGCTTCTTGGTCATAATTAGCAATTTCATCTAATACGTTATTGCCATCTTCAAATGTTATTATACCTTGTTCATTAGGCTTTATACCTTTAGTTTCAAATACTTTTTCTACTATAGTTTGTTTATTTTCACCACCAGCAGCCATGTTTTTAGTAACATCAGCCATGTCTCCATTGGTTTGTATTAGACTAACACCGTTTGGCGACATTAAGTTTGCATTAAACTTATTCATATCAAACTTAGGTTGTCCTTTTAATCCAAACTCTATTGAAGTACCGTCTTCATTTAATGATGCTTCAAAGTTTTTAAACTCTGGATCCATTACTAGGTTTTTACCCATTTTAAATATATCATTATCAATTGAATGAGCATTAATAGATTTAGGACCTCCTCTTGGAACATCTAGTGAAGCTGTAAGTTCGTTTTTCATGTTGTTTAAGCCTGTCATAGTTCCTTTTAAACCATCGGCAAGCTTTAACATTGAATTAGCATAAAATTTATTTCCTTCAGCAATATGTTTTAAGTACTTATCTTTAGCATCCATACCTAGCTGTTGCAAAAAAGCATTAGGAGCAGAAGGCTTTTTTAAGTCTGCAACTTGCGATTGATTTTGCTGTGCTCTAAATAAATCTAATTCATCTAGTATTTGATTATTTTGAGCTTGAAGTGTCTTAAAGTTTAAACTATCTTTACCATCTTCTCCATCTTCAGCTGTAGCTTGTGGTCCATATAAAGAACCTAAGTCATCATTAAACTTTGATATTTCAGCATTAGCTTGTTTTAAGCCAGCTGATTGATCTATTATTGCCGGTTGTCTGTAAGTTCCCATATTCTATTATTTACCCAGTTACTGATTCAAATCCACCAGCTAAAGTTGTAGCAGATCCTGCTATATTACCGAAAGCAGCATATTTAGCTTGTCTCATGTCCATTTCCGTTTGTCTCTCTTGGTCAAGCAAAGCTTGTGTTCTATCTAGCTTCATTAAATCTCTTGATTCTTGTCTTTGAAATTTAGTATCTTCACCACGCGCATATGCTTTTTGGTTAGAAGCTTCTTGTTGTTGTATAGAAGCAGATATACCTTGTTTGCTAGTTAAAGCTGCTTGAGCTAGTGCTGTTGCTCCACCTGAACCGCCTCCAGTAGCTCTAATAGTATCTAAAGTGTTAGCTAGTGATATATCAGCTTGCTCAGCTTGAAACTCAGAAGCTTTAGCTGCAACACCTAAATTAGCATAAGGATTACCTATTTTTTGTAAAGCTTTTTCTTGATCCGCTATAGAATCTTTAAGTATTTGTTGTTCTCCTTTAGCTTTTTTTTCTTTATTATTAGCATCTATAGCTACACCGGTACTTACACCTGCGGCTATAACTGTGCCTACTACTAATGCTGTTGCTACTGCCATATTTATTATTTTAAAATTTTAACTAATTCATGAGATGGTCTTTTATCTACGTGCCATCCTAATTTTTTATGTGTCTCTATTAGACCTTTATGTCTACATATACTAAAAGAATACTTGTACCCAAGATCTTTTATAATTTCTTCAGCTCCAGTTATTAATAACTCTAAAGCTTGTTTTCTATTACCTTCTCTATATTCTGGATCTGATATTATCCACTCTAATAAAGCTACTTTAGCATTTGTTAAGTATATAAATCCAGCTGCTACAGGTTTATTGTTGTTCTCAACTACAACACCTGTTTCAGGTAGAAAATCATCGGTAGGAGATACCCATTCAGGCCAAGCTTCCCACCATTTTCGTATAAAAGTTAAATCACCTTGCTTTAACTTTCTAATATTTAATTCCATTCAATTCTATTGTGACGATATGTTTATGTTAGTCGATGCTGCGAATATTTGTTTAGATCCGCCTAAGTCTGTAGTACTATCTGTTTCTAATTTTACTGTTGCAAAATATCCTTTAATTCCAGATATTGAACTACCAAAAGATACTTCTCCAACTCTAGCTGTGCTATTGTTTCTAATATTAGATACATATTTACCTTCTTTTAGTGTAAAACCAGCTCTTTGTATTGGCGGAGTTAATGTTGCTGGAAATTCATTTCCAAAGTTATCATAAGCACCTTCGTAGTAACTATTTATAATTACACTATTATCTGTATAATTTACATATTCTGATATACTAGCTGATGGATTTATGTAATTGTCATTAACTAATTGTTTTCCTTGTTCATCAGATATAAAACTTTGACCTTTCCAACCATTGCTTCCTTCATAACCTATGGTTAAAAAGTTTTTGTTTATATTTACTTGAGGATTAAAAACAAATGTTAAAGAAGAAGCAGCAGGTGCTGCACCATAATACACATTTCTATTGTTAGATGCACCACTAAAATAATGCTCGTATATTTCAGAAGAGTTAGTAGTAAAATAAGTATTTTTTAAACTAAATATATTATTAGGTTTGTAACTGTAAAAAGTTGGCCAACCTAAAATGTTCTCGTCCCAAGCTAAAGTATTATAGTTAGTACCATCTTCAAAAGTTCCTGATCCAGCTTTTTGCATAGAAACAACATATTCTCTATCATGTATATCCCAACCACCTATTATTTTATCTCTTTCAAAAGTTCTAAAAGTTAAATTAACACCAGCGCCAATTGTAAAGTCTACAGACTGTGTAAGAGTTATTCTTGTGCCACTACCACTTGATTGGCCGTTAACGTATATATCATACTCAACTCCATTTATAATCAACTGAGAACCTAAAGTAATTACTGGACCACTTACTATACTTATATAAGCTGGAAAACCACTAGAAGGATCGTAATCAGCTTGACCAGCTGCAGAAACAGCAGTAACATCTACAGCATCATTGTTTTCGTTTATTTCTTTTAGTTTATCTCTAAAAAAATTAGATAATCCATTTTCAGATATTTCAGTCATACCATCTCCTGATAGTCTTAATATAGAACCTCTATCTTTGTCTGCAAAATATTTTCTAAAACCATATACTCCAAAAGACTCTGGATTTTTACTTATTCCAAATTCACCTGCATATGGACTTAACTGGCCTATTACTGTTCCAGGAGGCAGAGTTTGTGTACCACCTTCAGACGTATATATAGTGTCTTTATCTATTAAAGCTCTATTTACTTTGTCTTCTTGAAAAACTATTAAATTAGTGTCTTCAGCATAAAGTTTTTGTATGCTACCTTTTTGTGGATCTGCTGCTTTAGTTATATTTTCTCCTACTGAAAAAACATTGGTTTCGTTTATACCAGTTCTAGAATTATAAATACCAGAGTATATTAAAGCGTTTGGTCTTTTTTCTTGTGCATTAAAATCTTCTTTTAAATAAGCTTTAGCTCCATAGTCAACTGATACAGCATTAAAGTCTTCTTGATACCTAGAACCTTCTATAAACCAGTTTTCTACCTCATCATAGCCAGTAGTTCCAAAAACAGGCGAGCTAGGCTCACTACCGCATCCAGAAGGAAATACAGGCCAAGCTGTGCCGGTCGGAGCAGTATCAGTCCATGTTAATCCAGGAAAATTAGAAGCAATACCACCTCTCCACTCTTGAGGAGTTGCAAAATTACCATATGTATAAGGAACACCAGCATTATTACTACCAGGAGTTCCTGTGTATATAGTCTTTTTTAACCAAAAAGAATTGAAATAACTAACTTCTAATTTAAAATATGCCATTTTTTATAATATTTGAATCCAAATTGAATAAGATTTACTTATGAAACCTGTTGATCCATTACAGTCTTTTATAACAACCTCTAGTAATACTCGTTGACCAGGGTTATTTTGCAAAAAATCTGTGTCTGAAGTTATTGCTATATAATAATCAAAAGCATTGATACTTAATGGAGGACCGCCGGGTATAAGAGTACTTGAAGATGCTTGAACTAATGTAAAGTAAGGAGTGTTAAATTTTGTACCATCATTGCCTTCACCTGACGGTGCTGAAGGGTTTAGTACTGCAACTTTTTCAACTATTAATTCCTCTTGTTTAAGAGTATTACTTGCAGTTCCATTAAAAATTGGAGCAATTGGAGTTACTGGAATATTTGATTGAGTATTAAAAGCACCTATTACATATCCTGGACCTATTATATCTTGATTGTGCACATCAAAAACAGATCTAACAATATAAGGATTATTTATACTACCTATCCCTGGGTTAACAAGTGGTAATGTTGTAGAAGTGTTTCCATTGCTGCCCTCATACCAGCCCCAATCAGAATGACTTTGCGTAGCTATACTACCCAGAAGTGAGCCAGTTGAACTTCCTATTGAAGGGGGTTCGTTTGTTAATAAACAGGTTTTAGTAACTATATTATTACCGTTAGCAAGTATTCTTAAATTTATATTAAAAGTTCTTGCAGCAGAATCAGCTCCATAGTAAAAGTAAGTGTTAGATCTTAATCTATATCTTAATCCAGTCGTGTTTAAAAGATCAAAAGGAGCTGGGTTTAAAATATTACCGTTGCCATCTGTGACACTTGCTAATTCTATTGTGCCACTCAACATCAAAGCATTATTAGAATCAACAGCTTGAAACTCTCCACCTATCCAAGAAGTAGCAGCTGCAGGATAAGGTATTTGAGTTTCTTCTAAACTAAAAGATATTGGAATTGGTGGCGCTGTTGGAGTTCCTATATCAACACCTATACCACCACTTGATCCATTGTTTATAAATTTATTTAATTCAGCTATAGTGCCTGAAGTACTAGTTTCCCAATATATATCTAATTCAGACTCTACTGGATTTGTTTCAAAAACGTTTAAGTTTTTTGAAAAAGATCTATCAAGCTGTAAAGCTGGATTTCCTTGAACTCCTGGAGCAAAGCCTACTAAAAAGCTTGTTTCTAGCTGCGCAACGAAAGGATTTGCACTGGCATCTAAATATAATGGATCAAAATAATTTGTGCCAGGACTAGCAACATTGTTATTAGGATAAGAAGAGTTTTTTCCAAACAATCCTCTTTGACCTACCCAGTCTCCTAAATCTTTATAAGACAATATAGAGTTTACTGTAAATTCATTTTTAAAAGTTACTTGAGATGACTCTGAAAAAGCTGGAGTTGGGTTCCATACTGTAGGATAATTAGTGGCGTTTGATATATATTTTGTTACAACTCTAGGATATAATAAAGTTTCACTTCCATATATGGTTTCTGTAGGCCCTACGTCTGACAACTGCTTAGGAACTTTATTAACATTATCTCCAAATAATGATATATTAGAAACAGCTGCAGGGTTTCGATAATTTAATCCAGTGCTGTCAATAGCAGCGCTTCCTAACTCTCTATCTAAAACTATTTTTCCAGACGTTGCACCAGGTGTAAACACGTTATAATATTCTTGTTCTTTTTGCTGAACAACTATTTTATAACTTAAATAACCTAACGGATTACTTGAGTTAAAAATACCTGGATAACCGTCTATTTTATTTGAAGGTATTAAATCATTAAATTGAACTTTTAAAGTATTACCTGGCCAATTTAATACACTTTCTATATTTTCATATGGAGCATATAAACTAGAGTATTCTCCAGTTGCTGAATTTATAATTACAGATTCATTTCTAAGTATAACATTAGAAGATCTTCCATACCTGTCCACTAACACAACTCCAACTTTGTATGATCTGTTTTGCTTTACGGTGTGGTTAATGTATTCTCTTCTTATTCTACTTCTTTCTGGATTACCTAAAGTTTGATCACCATCAACAAATTTTGGACTTATACCTAGGTTATAGTTTAAGTTTTCTGGAGAGGCGTGTTTTTCAATAAAATTACCATAAATTATTCTATTTCCAGAAGCAGCTTGAGCAATTGCTTTTATAGGAACTTTGTCATGTATTCTTAATGAAACTTCACTAGGTAAAACTTTATAAGGTTTATTAGATGTATAATTATAAGAATAAAACCTATCACTAGAAGTAAAATTATCTTCTACACTTATTTCATCAACTACTCTTATAGTATTACTATCTGATTCTTTTAATAATATCTGTACTTGAGAAACTTTAAACTGACTAGCTAGTTGAGATTGAAGTATTCTATCTCCAGACAATGGATTAGATCCGGAAGTATTAAAACCTGTTGGCATATTTATTACAAGATCTGCTTTTGTTATTTGGTTTTCCATTAACTTTAAAACTCCACTTTCAGCAGTGTTTTTTTCATCTCTTCTTGTTTTAGTACCACTATAAGCACTATCTAAAAAGTACCCATATTGTTTTGGAACAAATAAAGGTTGACTAAAGGGAGCCATTAAAGAGTATTCATTATCATCATACTTAAAACGATAACTAAATCTTACAAATTTATTTTTTAAATAATTTTTATCACCAGAAAAGTTAGCATCGTAATATGGGTTTAATTGCTCAAACTGAAGTATATTTCCAGAAGAAAAAGCAACATTTCCAGGACCTATTAATGATGCGGCTGTGTCGTTAGCATTGGTCATCGCGGCTGCGCCCGTAGAACCAGAACCTACTGGATATTCAAATTGTATACTATTTGAAGGAGGTCCACCAAATATATTAGTTATTTTAAAATACCCTAACTCTGGCTTGTTTATATTTAAAAATCTTGTTGTTGTATTAGTTATGTCTATATCAACTGTACCATAACTTATTTGCACTACGCTTGCAGTTGGTGAGCTTACTACAGCTGAAGAGTTAGCTGGAAGATACTCACTTATAGTATCTTTAGCAGTTGGCATATTAGTACTTTGGTTTATAAAAGATATAGGACTAAAAGGAGCAAATTTAGCGACTGAAATATGGTCTTCATTAGTGTAGTAAGTAGTATCGGCTATAGCTGTTTCTACATTTATTTTTCTAGGTTGATTTCTATTGTCTGTAAAAAATAATAAATCTTCTATTAAATCAACACCTAACATTAAGTGTGTTTTAGAAAAGTTTAAAAAATTACCTTGGACTATTATGCCGCTAGCGGGATTACCTCCTGTTAAAGGACCTTCTATATATGCTATAACACATTGAGAACCTAGTATTACACCACCAGCAGGATCGTTCAAATCACCTTGTGGAAAATTACTTAATTGATCAGGTGATGAATCACTAAAGTTAGTAGCAAAAATAAATATCCTATCTTTATTTGTGTCTATATAATATCCTATTATTTCTGTACCTGCTCTAAAATTAAAATTTGAATATTGAGAATTTCCTAATATGTTTTCAACAACACCTTCGTCAGGACCTTCACTTTTGCTTACAGATATATTTTGACCATCTCTATATTCTCCTTGAGGTAGTAATCTTTCATCTAGGTCTTTATTCATTTTAGACCCGGTAAATAAGTTCCTTACTTCTGGCATATTAGTGTTTTATCCACTTAGACTTACCTCTCATTACTTGAGATATTTCTCCAAGTTTAATATTTGATAATCTTATTTTAGCATTTCTTAATTTAGCAGATCTGTCTTTTTTAAATCTAGCAACTTGAAACTCTTGAACGTTAGTTCTACTGGCAATTATAGAGTAAGCTATATGAGCATACATTGCATCTTCTGCCATTTTAGGTATCTTAGTGTCTATATCATAAGCTAATCCATCAGATATATATTCTAATACTATAAGTTTATCAACTAAGTTACTAGAAAAAGTAAAAGTACCTAATCTTTCATTTAATTGAAACCAACCATTTGATTGACTAGTTTGAGGTTCTAGCCCATATCTTTGACCATAGTTTAACTTCCACCAAGCATAATCAAATATATACATATTATCATTTGTTCCACTACCAGATATATTGCTATCGTTAGCTGTATTCCATCTTTGCTCTGTCAGAGATTGCTCTGCTAAGTTATTTCCACCAAACTCGTTCTGTGTTGGTATACCTTGAGAATCTTGAAGTGGTAAAGTGTAAGGACTATTGGTTAAATTATTTACTGGATATATTATATGTTGAGCTCCAGAGGCGTCTACCCAAGATAATCTTACGTAATTAACATAGTCTTGCGGTATCGGAACTGATAAGCTTGTAGGTATTGTTAATTCTTGAGATTTAATACTTTTTAAAGTGTCGTAACTAAACTCTTGTAAGCCTCTTTTAGCGTGGAATAGTACATCTGATTTTTTAACTCTTGGTATTATTTTATCAATTCCAACGTATCCTACTATAAAATTATTTACTATATCTTTTAAACTTATGTATGAGTAACTGCCATAATTAGCACCTACAGCATTGCTTTTTAACTCAACATATACATTAGCAGCTGTGTAAGTTCCTGTTAAAGTTATTATGTTGTTTAAAGAGTCAGATATAAAAGATAAGTTTTCAGCTTGAGCAACACCGTCTAAGTATATTGCATAATTAGACGCTTGGCTAGTTTGAACACCTAAATTGTTATAAGCGCTTACTACGCTAGTATCAAATGTACATGTAAAGGTAGGATTTACAACGGCATTTAAAGATGTGAAGAGTTGTTGTCCAGAGTAATATTGCGCGTTTGTTTCAGTTATTAATCCCATTTATTATGATTTTTCATTTTGAGTGTCTTGGTTTAATTGAGATGAAGCCGCTTGAATAACCGCTTGATCTCTTATTATAACTCCTGCATATTGTAATATTTTTAATATAAGTTCTGTTTGCTGCATTTCACTTATTTCAAAGTTAACTGATCCAGTTGTTGGTATAACTGGAGTTAAAGTAAATCCAGGTGTTCCATCCCAAACATACTGACCTAAAGTTCCAACTCCATATCCCCATATAGGATCAAGTGGTTTTCTTATGTAGTTAAAACCTACGTCAGCGTTGGAAGGAGTTGATATAGCTGGATAAACCGTTAATTTATTTTGTTGATAAATAGCTATTGGATTATTAATGCTTGGTTGCAATAATGGTGAAAGAATTTGTTGATGATATTCTCTTTTGCTAATTATTTCTATTTCAGGAGATCCTATTGCTTTTTCGTAAAAAGCTGATCCAAATCTATGTAGGTCAGTTGGCAAAGTGTATACATTACCAGCAACAGCAGATGCGGATGCGTTTTTTCCAAATATTTGAAACTCGTCTCTCATCTTGTCCATGCGAGAGGCAAACTCTACATCTGTTTTTGGCATACGTGTGTATTGGTTATATTGTTCAAAAAAGTCTTCAAATATTTCTAATTGAGCTTGAGCACCTACTTTATTAAACTCGTCAGGCGTTAAATATCCTCTTTGTTCTTTATTCAAGACAGTTAACACTGTGGTATATACCGTATTTACGTTTATTGCCATTTTAATATTTTTAAAAAAAAAGGGTGGCGATAAAACCACCCTTAATTATAATCACTTGTTATTTAAGTTTTTTATCTATTGATTTAAAAACTTCAACTCCTTCGTCTGTCTTTAAGAAAGCAGCAAACGCTGAGTATGGATTTTCTTCAAAAGGTACTTTCATTAATTTTTTACCATTAGAAGCCCAAGAAAATGTTCTTTGATCTTGTGATAATGTAATTATACGTTCTTCAGTTGCTTTAACAGCAATGTTTCTTAGTTGTATATTTTCATCATTAGCAAGTTGTAAGAACAAAGTAGGATTACTTTTAGCAAATACTAATAAATCTCTTTTAAGCTCCTTAGAACTCATCTTATTAACTTCAGAACCAACTTCAGTTCTTAATATAGCTTCTGCATGGTCAATATCTAGTTCTCTAGACAAAGATAATGCTTGAAACTCATGCTCTAAATATTCTAAATCATCAACAGCTTCTTTAACATCATCTTTTTCTTCATATCTTTTATTTAACTGCGGGTGATATATAGATAATAGCTTTTGTAAAGATTGTTTTTCTTTAGGAACAAATAGAGTTCCATCTTTAAATATTATATGCTCCATAGTACATTCTCCTTTTTGTTCTTCAACAAATGGACTATTTTGATTAGAAGCATGTCTAATTTCTTTTTGTTTACCTTCTTTAGGATCAAACCACAACAAAGGAAATCTTCTTGTATGTCTTGAGGGTAAAGTATAAGTCAACGGTGCATAATCGTGTGTAAGATAATAAAGTCTATCTTTTACCTCCCAAGTATCTTTTTGCACTTTAGGAGTTTCAACGATTTTTTCAACCGTTTCTACAGCTTTTGCTGCAGGTTTTTTGTTTGTTTTTTCCATAATATAATATAATATAATAATTAAAAAAGATCCTGCCGAAGCAGGACCTTATTATTGTTAAGAGCTATTTATAAAGTTGCTCCAGCTATTGTTTGTCCTTCTACTTTCATATTAGCAACAGGTGCATTAGCACCACCATCTAAACCACATTTTTCAATTGCTGAAATAACGTTATTTATAATGATGTCTTGTGTTAACACAGCAGCAGCGCCATCGATGTATCCATCAGCAGCAACTGTTAAAGTGTGAGATAAAACCTCAGGTACGCTATCAGATGAAAAAACTACATCACTGTATTTTATCTCTACTGAAGTTGCGCTTGCAGATTTAACAGTGATAATACCTTCAACAGGTAATAACAATGATGAACCTTCGTTTGCTTCGTTTCTTGTAAATTTTATGTAAGCCATAATTTCTATATTTTAAATGTTAATAATTAAGATGTAAACAATACAAAATTGTTAGCAGCTTGTGTTACTAAACATCTTTCAGATAGATAATGTACTTCCATAGCATCAAGAGAAGAAGTATAAGCACCACCAACAGAACCAGTGATCCATGACTTCATTCTTCTATCATCAGTTTCAGAAGCTCTATATCTTACATGTAAGAAAGGACGTCTAATATTAGATCCTAACATTTGATCGTAAACTGTAGAAGTTCCAGCAGGAACTAACACACCTTTGATATTTGTAACCATACCTCTTGTAGAAGCATCGTTTAAATATTTCCAGTCAGTTTTATAGAAGTCATAAGAACCTCTTCTAAAACCAGAGAACCCAAAGTTAAGAGCCATTTCTGATTCATTATCAAATAAACCGTAAGATGCAGCAGCAGTAGAAGCAAAACCTCCACCAGCTTGAGCAGCAATCATATCATCAAAATCAAGAGCAGTAGCTCTGTCTAAGAATAACATGTTTTCTTCAATAGCACCTTGTAAATCTAGTTGTTGTAGTATTGCATCAAAGTCTCCTAATGCACCAGCTCCAGGAGCAGCAGCACCAGCAAATCCAGAATATACATTACCTCTAGCGTTTAGAGATGCGAATAAACCTTCAGTACCTGTACCATAGTTATTAGCAGCAGTGTTAACAGTAACACCAGAAGCAGCAGTAGCTTTTTCACCTTCAACCATAGCCATTTCAAGATAATCTTCATATCTTAATCTAGTTTCTGATTCAGCTTTCATATACCACAAATATCCAGATGTACCATCTTCAGTAGCAACCTCGATCCAACCGATCTGAGCAGTGTCAGAACCGTTTACGAAATATTTATCTTTAATGATAATTGGTCTATTGCTAAATTGAGTTACTTGAGGAGTAACAGAACCTATCATTCCTTCAGTACCTTTAGCAAAATCAGAACCGTAAACAAATACTTTTAAGTCTGAGTTACCTAATGCTCCAAAAGTAGCAGCAGTATAACAAACAGCAGTAAAAGTAAAAGTTCCAGGTGCTGGAGTAGCGTCGTTAGCAGCTGCAGTAACCAAACCTTTTAGTGTTAACCCAGAAGCTGGATCAAATACTACTATACTTTGGTTGATTCTTACAACTACTTCGTTAGGAGCAGCTCCAAGAGGCGTTTGCACAGTAAAAACTGTACCAGCCGCGTTGTCAACTTTGTCTACATTGTCATAACCAACATGTAATCTATTTTGTTCAGACCAAATTACTTGATCCGATGTCATTGGCATTTCAGCGCCAACCATTCTTAAGAAACCTGATAACGTTCTGTTACCAAATCTTTCTACTTCTTGCTCATAGAGCTCAGGTAGGTATTGTTGTGCAAAATCTGCAAAATTAGCTCCAGCTGCATCATTCCACTGTAAATAGTTAGTGGAAAGGATCGATTGATCTTGAGTAGGTGCTAATCCAGCGTTCGTTACATTGAATTGTCCCATTATATTGAGTTTTTATTTTTTTCTTATTTTTAATTTAGCACTATTTACTCCGCTAACCGCTTTTATTTTCATGCCACCTAAAAATACCGCATCTGGATCAGGAGATAATCTTGGTTCAGAATTAATGTTTTTAGATTTAGCAAACTCTGTTTTCACAGCATCAGCTTTTCCTTGTTCATAAAAGTGACTAGCTATAGTGTCTATGTTTTGTGCCGCAAACAAAGATTTGTGGTAGTTACTTAAATCTGTAATTGCCCCATCTTCATTTAAGAACTTCTTAAGAAAATTTGCAATATCATTTTGATTTTTTGCTAACTCATTTGGATTACTAACTTGATATTTAACGTTTTTGTCTTTTAATTTAAAATCAAAACCTTTGAAATCTTCATTAAAAAACTGATTCGATCTATCAATAAAATCTTCACGAGTTTTATTTACCTTGTCTTGCTCACTATTGTATCGATTGAAAAAATCCATAGCTTTTTGTTGCTCTTGAGTAACGCCCGGTCTCAACTTGATCTCGTCGTAATATTTACTCTTAGTTTGCTCTAAAAAGTTTTTGGCCTTAGCAACCTCTTCCTTTATTGCAAGCTTTCGCTTACGTACAGTTTTTTCATCATCTTCTTCCTCATCATACGAAAATTCATCATTAAGTAAAAACTCAATTTCTTCATTATCTAAGTGAGGTTTAGATTGTTTATAAAATTCTTTTAATAAAGTAACATCGTCAGCTGATGAATAATCAGCATTTAACCTTACGTAGTCTTCAACTGTTCCACCTGTTTCTTCCATGAACGAAACTAGTTTTTCGATATTTTCTGGTAAAGGTTTGCCTGTTACTTTTTCATCTCTTATAGCTTCTTTTAATTCACTAGTAGCTTCTTTAACTTCTTCTTTAACTTCTTCTTCTTTTACTTCTACTATTGGCGAAACTATTTCTTCGGTGCTCCGTACTTCTTCAACCACTTCTTTGCTACTTGTCTCGTTTTTCTTTTCTTCGACAATAACATTGCTATCATTTGTGCTTTGTGTTTGAATGGCATCTTCTTTATTTTTATTTAAATCTATCTTAGCTACTTCAGTTTCTTTTACATCTAGCTTTTTAGATAAATCTATTTTGTTAGATTCTGGTTTGTTATTGGATAATTTTTTAGGACGCTTTTTTATTTTAAAGTCACCCTCCTGTGGTATGTTTTCTTTATTTTCCATGATATGATATTATATAATAATTCGCCTAGTCATTAGGCATTTCAAAATTGGTTGGCAATGTGCCATCCTGTCTTTGTTGTATTAGTTGACTTTGTTGAGTTGCTTGTATTTTAGTTCTTTCATCTTTACGATCTTCTATGAAAGCTTCTTTATCTTTCATTCCTTGAACTTCCATAGATTTCAACTCTTTGTCAAAACCGTACTGTAATTGTATTAATTGCTTTTTTAATTCAGTTTCGCTCTGCATTCTTTGTAATTCAAATTGAGATTTTCCTTGCTCTATTTGTAAAGTAGTTTGTGCTAAAGCTTGTTGTTTTTGAACTTCAGCCATAGCTGCTCTTTCAGAAGCTTGTGCATTTGCGTCAGCTTGAGCTTTTATATTAGCTAAATTATTTTGTTGATCTTTTTCAGCTTTTTGTTCTTGTTTAAGTTTTAATAACTTATTAGCTAGTTTTAGATTTTTTATCTCTCTAATTTCTATAGCGTCTGGTAAACTTATTGACTGCTGTTGTAGAGCTATTTGTATGTTTTGTTCAAGCGATGCTTTTGCTTCTTCATCTGGTTCAACCTCTAAATATATGCCAAAATCATGTAAATGAAGATTTTGTATTTCTTCTAATGTTTTAACATTGTATAAACTTATGCTATCTATTAAACTTTCTCTTAATAAATCAAACTGTATACTATCAGCAACTCTTAATGATATATTTTCACAAGCTCTTAATGTTAGAAACAAACTAGCATTTAATATATGTCTAGTTGCTACATTTGAATTAGCTGCAGCAAGTTTTTGTAAACCAACTAATGATTGCTTATCTGGCATTGTGCCATCTCTAGCTTCATTAAGTCCGGTTACATCTCTAATCATTTTTAAATAATACTCATACGTTGATATAAGAGAGTTTATTTTTTGTCCACCTGATGAGGTGTTTAGCTCTTGTATTGGAACTTTACCTTGGTTAATATCACCGTCTTGAGTCATTGATCTACCAACTATAGAACCTGTTTGAAAATACATGTTTAAGGCTTCTGCTGGATTATAATTAGTTCCATTACCTAAATCTACTTCCGCTAAACCATCTACGTCCATAAACACGCCATCAGGAACTACTCTAGAAAGTACTTGCTGTAGTTTTAAAGAAGTTAATTGAATCATATCAGCAAAACCTATCATACGCTCTACAGTTGACTCTATACGACCTTTATACATATGAGGTGCAACTAATTGGTAATTCATATTAACTTTAACAGTGTTTGAATAAGGTCTAGTCATATTCTCCGCTATCTTCCAGTCTAGCATTATATCGTGTCCTAATATCTTAGCTCCAGAATACAATACTTCTATTGACCTAGATACTTTATCAAAATTATCGCTTGGTGGTGGGTTGAAAAAGTCAGGCTTTTCTAAAGCTTTTTCTAAACCGTTTTCAGTATATTTTATTTTATATACTTGATCCATATAAGTTTTATATTCAAAATATAATACTTGTACAGTATTATTATTATCTTTACCTGTCCAGTTTCTAGTGTAATTAGTATTACCTGGAAATTTTTGTATTTGTTCTAATTGCTGAGTAGTTAACTCGGGAAACTCTTTCTTAAGCTCTGGTAAACTAATGTTTTTAACTTCGCCAACATAGTATATATCTTCAAAATTTGGATCTTCTGTGTAAGACCAGACTAAGTTAGCTGGATCAACATAGTCAACAACAATACCTTCTGATTTATTCCAAGAAGTTTTAACAGCTCCAATACCTAATACAACTAAATCTCTATTAAATCTAGCTCTAGTTAAATCGTATTTGTTTTTAGCTAAAGTATTTTCTATTAATTCTTCTTCTGCTATTTCTATAGACTGTTTGTAGTCTAGCTGCATGTGTATCTCTAACTCTTCTTCTGTTTCTGGAGCTCCTGCAGGCGCTTCTTTTAAGTCTATACCTAGTTCTTGCTGCATTGTTTGAATAAACTCTCTAGCTTGAATATCTCTGTATATTTTATTTGCGTATTCAGTTCTTTTCTTTTGTGAAGCTGGATCTTGAGAAAAAGCTTTTATTTCGTACATCTTATCTGACATACCATTTACTACTATATCTACAAATTTAGGTATAACAGGAACTGGTTTCCAGTCTAAGTTTAAATAAGACAAATCACCATTAATAGATAGCTCGTCTTTATATTTCTGAACAGATTGCTCTCCTCTGGCATAAAGCCTTCTTTGGTGAAATATAGTATAATTAAAAGAATATCTATTACCACCGACTCCTTGACTAAACCATTCACCTTCTATAGCTCTTGCTACTTGCAGACCATATTCTGCAGTCATTTTCTCTTCTTGTGGAATTACTTGATCTGGAAAAGAGCTTCTAGTATTAGTGTATATCATTTATTTATTAATTTTTGAAAGAAATCCATCGTTATTATACTTTTTTATTCCTAAATTTACTTTTTTTAACTTTCTGTCTGCTATTGGTTTATATTTATTTCTATTACAAGCCATGATAGCAAGTCCAGAACTAATAGATGCATCATGTTTTGTTCTATTGTTTATATTAAATTTTCCCCAGTCTTCTAATGTATCTTGATGATACATGTTTCCATATCCATTTTCATTTAAACCAACATAAGTATCAATGTAGGCTTCAATAGCTGCAGCGTGTGCTTGTTTAATATCTTCACTAGAATTAGGTATACCACCTATTTCTTTTTCTGTTGTAGATAATTTATTCCAAATTTTATCAGGACGATTCATTGAAAATCCTCTATAACCTCTACGTTTAAAATAATATAATAATCTTGGTTTGTTATTTTCACAAAGTAAAGGCATGCCATAAAAAACACAAGCCATAAGTACATCTTCAAAGAATATTTCAGCTGTTTGTGGTCTTGATATATATTCTAAGAAAAAATGATTAGATGGCGCTTCGTCCATAGAAAACTTAGTTAATCCATGTAAAGCTCCTTTAGAACCTCTACCATCAACAGTTCCTGATATATCATAACTATCGCAGCCGAAAGCGCCTATATGATCATTACCTGGATATTTAGTTCCATTTTTCATAATAACTTGATTTTGAAGTAATTTAGGCGGCACCCAACTAACCTTAAATCTGCCATCTTTATTTGGCACAAATATTACTTTTGTATCTTTAACACCATTTAACCACTGAAAACTACCTTTAGTTATATTTGTTCTATTGTTAAAATCCTCGTTGTAATCTACTTGTTCATATATTTTAGTAAGATTAAAAAGACTTTGTTTAGTTTCATCTCTAAAAGCATGTTTTTCAGTTCTTGGAAACTGTCTATAATATTCGTTTAAACTGTCTTGATCAGACTTTAATCCTTCTACTTCGTTTTCCCAGTGCTCAATAACTCCTGTTGTAATGTTAAAACCATCAACTCCTTTGACTGGATTTTTACCTCTAATGAAGACAGGTAGTCCATGAGTATCGATGAATCCCTCGTAGTTCCATTCCATAGGAACGAACAAGCTATAGAGTCCAGAAGATGTTTGTCCGTTTCTATTTCTTTTAGTAACGTCTGAAGCGTTATATAGTTTTTTGAAATTGTTTCCACCTTTATCTAAAGCATTTGAAGTTGAGCCCATCATGCATTTGCCTACGATTCTAGATCCTAGTCTTAATGTAGTTTTTGTAACTCTCCAGTTATTTAATATATTATCAGGTCTTTCCCACTTACCACTTTCATCATGAGCTAATAGCTTCAGCTTTTCACCATCATAAGAGTTATCACCTGTGTTTTTCCAGTCAATAGTTGTATCAAGTCCGTCTAGTTCTCTTAATTGCTCATTGCTCTCAAGCTTCCTTCTAGTAAGCTTCGAAGCTGGAACTCTGTATGCAAGTTCTGTTTTAGGACGATCCATACCGTCCTGGATCGGTTTGAAGAAAAACGGATAGTTAACGGATATTGGTACGACTT